AATCAAATAATAATTTACCTGAATCAAATAATAATTTACCTGAATCAAATAATAATTTACCTGAATCAAATAATAATTTACCTGAATCAAATAATAATTTACCTGAATCAAATAATAATTTACATGAATCTAATAATAATTTACCCGAATCTAATAATAATTTACCCGATTCTAATAATAATTTACCCGATTCTAATAATAATTTACCCGAATCTAATAATAATTTACCTAAATCAAATAATAATTTACCTAAATCAAATAATAATTTACATGAATCTAATAATTTTTCATTTAAAATAAAAAAAACAAGAGGAAGAAAAATTCAAAAAATTAATCCAAATAATTTAAATGTAGTTATACAAGTATATGATAGTATGATTCATGTATTAAGGTCTAATGATGGCATAAAATATTCTAAAGGATGTATTCAACATGCAATTAAATATAATACTATATATAAAGGTTTTAGATGGTGTTTTGTAGAAAAAGATGAAGATCCAACTATATCTAAAGCAAAACCAAATAATAAAAAATTTACTACTCGAATAACAGAACCAATAGTTAAAATAAATGCAAATAAAACAGAAATAATTGATATATATAATAATCAAGAAGAATGTTTTTTAAATAATGGTCTAACTAAATCTAAATTAAAAGAATTAATTATAAATCATACATTATTTCATAATATATATTTTATTAAAATATCAGATTGTAAACCAGAACTTTTGCATAAATATAATATTACTAATTCTTTATTTAAAAAGCAAACAAAATCTAAATCTATAATAGCTATTAATCCATTAACTAAAGAAGAAATATTATTTAAAACAATTTCAGAGATACCTATTAAATTAGGAGGTTCATCTTGTTCTATTAATTCAGCAATTAAAAATAAAACTATATATAATGGATATTTTTGGAAACTTAAAGAATAATATATTTTAATTTTAATTAAGTATTAGTATTAATAATAAAAATAGTAAAAAAAATAAATAATTTTAATAATATAATTTCTAATAAATATATAATAATCATAAATTATAATACTAAATTAATAATAAATACTATTGTAATTTTTAAATTATAATACTAAATTAATAATACTAATATAAAATGTCTAAATCTATTACTACTAAGAATATCAATAATTATACTTCTTTAGCTGGAATGAAAACAACATTTTGGGGACCGAATGCTTGGAATTTTTTATTTTGTTCTATATTAGGATCATATCCTGAAAAAATAGATAATAAAAATAAAAATCATATTAAAATTAAAAAAGAATTTAAAAATTTATTTAATTCTTTATGTTTTGTAATGCCATGTATATTTTGTAGGGAATCATATAAAGTCTTTATTAAAGAACTTCCAATAGATGAACATATGAGTGGAAGAGTAGATTTATGTTTTTGGCTATATAAATTAAAAGATAAAGTAAATAAAAAATTAATAAAACAAGAAAATGAATGTTTTATAAATGAACATGATAAATTATTAAAAAAATTAAAAGAAAAAAAAATAAATAAAACACAATATAAATGTTTATATGATAAATTAAAAAAAGATATATTAGTTACTAAAAGGTCTCCAAAGTTTATAGATATATTAAATAAATATGAAAACTATAGAGCTGGATGTAATAGTAAAACTAAAACATGTAAATAAGTTTATAATATAAAAAAAGAAAAATATATTTATTCAATAGAGTTATCAATCTGGGATTCTCGTTCTTTTCTAAATTTCTCTAGACACTTCTTCTTTAGTGAATCTTCGATCATAGGAATTTTAGATTTTTCTTGAATAAATGCAATATATGCACAGCCATTAAAATTATGAGTATAATCTAAGGAATCTTTGATATACTCAAATGCAATTTTAACGTTATTTGCAATAACCTTCTGTTCAAATAACATTGGCAAATCTGAAATTGGAAAATATTTAACATTTTCTAATGATAAATATTTTCGAGTAATTTCATTTTCATTCCATGCTATTTGTTTCCATTCTGGAAACATTAATCTTTGAAGCATCATTGCTCTCCAATCTTCACTTGGCATTTGATCTAAATAACATATGTAATATATGTTAGTTTCAGTACTTATTTTATGAATAATACTTTTCATAAAATAAGATAGATCTTTGAAGATATCAAGTCCCAACTTATTTGCAATTATTGCAGTTAAGTTATGAAACTCATCATATCTATTAGAAAAATGCTCTGTTTCAAAAAGAGAATATAACTCTGTATTTTCTCCAAAACGTTCTTTTCCAAGTAAAATACAAAACTTTTCATGATTTTCATGTCCAGGATTGTAATATTTTGTAATCCATACAAATGAAACTTTCATTTTTGCTCTATCTCGCTTGTATTCTGATGCTTGTAGTCTGATGCTTGTGGCTGTCGTTAGGATATGAACTTCCAGCTAAGTTCTGCTATTAATAATCGTGCGTCTTGTGCTTAATTAATAGTCCTAGATTATAATTTAAAAAAATTCAATTATTTTTTTATTAATTTGATAATAATGAAATAGACATATCTGAAATATACCAATTACATAAATTATTATCAAAATAATTTAATGTAAATATTCTTTTATCTTTATTCATATTAGTTTTATTATATTTATTATTAATAATAGGTTGATTAAAATATAATATTAAACATTGATTTTTTTCTTTTTTTTCTATTTTAATAGGAATCATATGATATACATTTTTAAATTGACTAATATTATCATAAAAATAAATAATTTTATTAATTTCTATTTTACAATCTAAATTACAATTTATATTATCTGATAATTCTATATTATTATTAAATTTATTATAAATATTATTGATAGGATTATTTTTAATTTCTTTATTTTTTATAAAAATATTAATATGATAAATTCTAGTGTTTAATATATTAAGTAATTCTATAAAATCTAATATAAGAATATTAAGAATACATAAATTTATTAAAATAATTAATAAAATTAAATATAATGACATTTTAATATTAAATTAATTATTTATTATATATATTATGTATATCTTTTATTTTTAAATAATTTTACATTTTAATATATATTTATTATTTAATTATATAATTATATAAAATGAATATTAATTATTTATTAAATCCCATTAATAATATATTAAATGATACTAATATTTTAGAAATTAAATCATTAATCTCACCGGCTTGTTTACATGAAGAATTACCAATTACCCAAAAAGCATATAATAATGTTATTCAAAACAGAGAAATAATTAAAAATATTTTAGAAAAAAAAGATGATAGATTATTAGTTATTATAGGACCATGTTCTATTCATGATATTAAAGCAGCAAAAGAATATGCACATTTTTTAAAAAAATTAAGTGATGAAGTATCTGATTCATTAGTAATTGTAATGAGAACTTATTTTGAAAAACCAAGAACTAAAATTGGTTGGAAAGGATTAATTAATGATCCTGATTTAAATAATTCTTTTAATATTAATAAAGGTTTAAGATTAGCTAGACAATTATTAATAGAAATTAATGAATTAGGTTTACCTACTGCTATTGAATTTTTAGATACTATTTCTCCACAATATTTATCAGATTTAATTTCTTGGGGTGCTATTGGTGCACGAACTACTGAATCTCAATTACATAGAGAATTAGTATCAGGATTATCTATGCCAATTGGATTTAAAAATTCAACAGATGGAAATATTACTGTAGCAATAGATGCAATGGAAGCATCTAGACATTCACATAAATTTTTAGGTATTAATTTTTATGGATTATCTTCAATTATTAAAACAAAAGGAAATTTACATACTCATATTATTTTAAGAGGATCTAATAAATCTACCAATTATAATAAAGAAATAATTGATGAAACATATCATAATATGTTAGATAGAAATTTAATACCAAATATTATAATTGATTGTTCTCATGGTAATTCACAAAAAAAATTTAAAAATCAATTAAAAGTAATAAATTATTTAATTAATTATATTAAAAATGGTTATAATTTTATTACTGGAGTTATGATAGAATCAAATATTAAAGAAGGAAATCAAAAATTAGATATTAAAAATTTAAATAATTTAGAATATGGAAAAAGTATTACTGATGAATGTATTAATTTAGAAGATACTATAATTATGTTGCATTTATTAGCAAATGCTGTTAGAGAAAAAAGAGTAATAAATTATTATTTTACTAATAATAGTTTACAATTTAAACAAGAAAATAAAGAAATAGAACAAATTATTAATATTTAATAATTTAGTATAAAATATGCGATCCCTTTAAATATTTTTTTTTCCAAATTTTGTCTTTATAAATTATAGTTAAAGTATCATTACTATATATTTTTAATTCTTTATTAAACTGTTTTCTAGTACAACAACCATAATATATATATAATTTATTATTATAAACATTTAAAAAATGCCTTTGTATTAATAAATCTATTAAGGATAAATCTATTATTTCAGAAATTAAATAAATATAATAATTTAAATAATTTATATTATTATTAGTCTCTTTAATTTTTATTATATTCCATCTTAAATATCTACAATATTTATTTAAAATAAATAAAATAATATCATTAATTTCAGTAAAATCAATCGATTTATTATATATAATTTTAATAGATAAAAAATTACTATTTATACCTAATTTTACTAATGACATACTTTATTTTATAATTTTAAATCTTATTAAATTCAATTTTATATTTAATAATTATAAATAATTTAAATACTATTTAATAAATTATTCATTTCTATATTAAATGATTCTTCTGATAAATCAGTTTTCTTTTTGACTTTATCGCATAAATTATGTAAAAAAGCTGACCCAAATCTAAAATTTTCAATATAATCAGCTAAAATATAATAAACATTAGGATTTTTATCTTTAATATATACTAATTTTTTATAATTTTTATCTTTTAATTTTGGATCATTAAAAATAAAACTAGCTAATTTAGCCATTTTATTTTTTTCTTGTTTAGTAAAATTATTTGCTGATCTTTGAAAAAATGCATTACATACAATTTCAGTAGTAAAAATATTAATAAATGCATTTTTTCTTAATCCTGAATCTAATAATTTATCATCTTGAAAAGATATCATAAATGTTATTTTATGATGTCTACCATTCATAAATATTTCTTTAATTTCACTATATTTGCTCCATATATTAGCATTATATGCACAATCATCTAATATTAATAAAAAGTTTGGATTTATATTAATACATTTAATAATTTTAAATTCAATATCATCAAATTTATTTTGCATATATTTATTTGTAATAATATCATTTCTATATCTATTAATAATCTTTTTATAAAATTCAATTAAACTTTTTTTATGCAAATCTTCTAATTCTTTTAATTTAATTTTTTTTTCTACTATATGTAAATCATCATTTTGTTGATATTTATATTTAATTTGATTATAACTATTAATAATTTTACTTTTAATAAAATTATCAGACATTTGTGCTATTTTATTATATATAGTATCTAATTTATGAATATCATTCACCATATTATATAATTTAACTACTGTTTTTTGTCTTTTAAATATATTTTGTATTAATTCTTCTGTAACATCTGGAAAAATTAACTGGGATGGAATTATATCATCAAATGATTTATTTAAATGATTAGTAGGAGCAATTACTATAATATTAGGAATATGATCTTTTAAAATATATAATATATCTCTCATAATCATAGATTTTCCACTACCACTTGACCCATATAATATTATACTTTTATTTAAAAAATATTTATAATTTTTACTAAATAATGGTATCTCTTCACCATCTTCTGTAAATATACTAGTTGATGACATAGTAATAATTTTACATTATATATATCTATATAAAATTATTTTAAATTCTAATTATACAAAAAATATTAATTAACATATTTCCATATTTTATTTTCTCCTAATGGTATTAATTCTAATTCATCAAAATTAATATTATTATCTTTAAATTTATATTGATCAAATAAATATACTCTTAATGGACACCAATTTTTAATATCCCTTAATTTAGTAATATTAGGAATATTCTTTTCTATAATATTTCCATCTTTATCATAATAAGTCCAATTATTCATACAATCTTTATCATTAGGATCATTAGTATGTTTCCAATTAATATTATTTACTCCATTACCACTAATATAACCAGGTAATAAACACCATTGACCATTTTTTGATTTTACAAATGTATTATTAAATGACATTTTATATTTTAAATTATCATCATTATTTTTAGATTTAATTTCCCATAAATTATCATAAATACAACCAGAATTTTTATATTTTTCTATTTCTTTACTATTACCATCTTTAATATTAGATTCTGTACTAGATTCTGTATTGGATTCTGTACTAGATTCTGTATTGGATTCAGTATTCAAATTAGTATTTGATGGTGTAAAAATATATAATAAAAATAATACAAAGAGAAAAATTATAATATATATAAATATTTTTGATTTTTTTTTTCTTCTTCTAATACCACCTATTAAATCATAATCATTAATATTATTTTCTACCATTATAAATTATATTAAAGTATATTAAAGTATATTAAAGTATATTAAAAAAAATAATATAAAATAATATAAAATAGATTAATTATTAGTATTTCTAAAAATATTTCTTAAATCTAAATATTCATTATGTGTAATAGAATTACAATAATATTTAAATAATTTAATAAATTTTATTTTCTTTTTTTTTATTGCTAAATATAAAGGTGAATAATGATGTACACTATAAGAATAATTTATATAATTTGTATATAATTCTTCTTTTGGATTAGCATTGTATAGAATTAATAATTTTGCAATTTTATAATTATTATTTTCAATAGCTATATGTAAAGGTAATTCACCAATATTGCCAAATCCAGTAAATGACCATATGTTTGGATTTGCACCATTTTTTAATAAAAATTTTACTAGTTTATAATTATTAGATTGTACAGAAGAATATAATGGAGTTGAATTTAATTTTTTATTTAAATTTTCATTTTCTTTATATCCTAATATATCTACATTATTATAGATTAAATACTTACATAATTCTAAATTTCCATTAAAAGCGGCTTTATTTAAAGGCGTATCATTAAATTGATCCTTTTCATCTAATATGTTATTATCATATATATAATTTAATAATAATTCAATAATAATATCATTATTATTTTCAACTGCATATGAAAATATTAAATTATTAGTTAATTCTTTTATATCATCTAATATTATTTTACAAACTTTATAATTGTTTTCTTTAATTGCATATTTTAATAATATTGTATTATCTACAAAACTTGCTATATTTAAGCCAATTGGATTATAATAACTTAAATCACAAAATTGTAATAATATTGAATTCATTATATATTATACAATAATTATTAATTATGTGTTCAATTTTAAAATTTATAAAAAATATATATTTTAATTTATTTATAATAAATTAATAATCTTATTCCAATTATCCTTATTTATATTTTTTAATTCTAAACCAGATTCCAGTATTAAATTAATAGTAGTTTTTAATATTTTGATTTCTCCAATAAAAATAGAATTTTTAAATATTTTAATTTTCTTATTATCTATTAATTCTAATTTATAATTATTATTTAAATCTGATATAATCATTTCTAATAAATCTTTATTATTTGTTGCAATATTTTCTAATTTTAAATGTATATCATTATCTTTACATCCAATTTTATTAATCATAGAATCTAATTTATTATATATTTTATTTAGTATATAATTAAAATTATTATCAAATATACATAAATTATTATATAAAGTTAATATACTATTAGAATAATTAGAATGAATATTTAGTATTTCATTTTTTAATTTATTAATTGATTCTTTTTGTAAATCTAAATATTTAATATCATTAAATAATTCTTCATTTTTTGTAAAATCATAATTTTGAATTAATTTATTATTTTTATATAAACTAATTAAACAAAAAATTGCTAAATATAAATGATGAGTAGTACATTCAGAAATAAATATTAAAATTAAATTATTATTTGTAATCTTCCATTCTATAGGATATTTAAGATTTACTATTTTTGAATTTAATGATATAAAAATTCCTAACTTAATACCTGTATAATCTAAATCATAATAAAATTTATCAATTTGTTTTTGATCAACTGTATTTTTATAATTTTTAATTTCTATTAATACATTTTGATTAATTTCTGATAAATATAATTTTAAATCCCCAGAATGAGCTATTTCTGAAGTATCTTCAATTTGATAATTATTATTATTAAAAAATTCATAAATAATATTTTCTCCAATATTACCTTTATTATTATTTTTATTTAAGATTAATAAATTATTTTGATTTTCTAATTTAATTTCATTAATTAATGAATAAATATTATTAAATTTATCATTTAATTTATTATCTAATTTATCATCTAAACTACTTTCTAAATTACTATTATAATTATTAACTTTAAAATTATTACTTTTTATTTTATTTAATGATTGTATTTTATTATATTGATCAAATCCTAATTGCAAAATATAATTAAGAAAATTATTATGTTCTTCTTTATTAATATTATTTAAATATTCTAATAACTGTATATTTTGATTAGAAATATAAAAACTCATAATTAATAGCTATTTATTAAATAATAATATTTATCTTTAATAGTTAATTATTAATACTATTTTATTTAGTAATACTATTTTATTATTAATACTATTTTATTTAGTAATACTCATAAATAATCCATATAATATAAATAAAATATTAGATATTACTATTAATATATCATTTTTTTTAGTATATTTTAAATAAAATCCAATTAATGATAAAAGGACTATTAATATAAAAATTAATAATTCAATATCAAAATGTAAATTATTACTTAAATTATTAGCATTATTAATTGAAGACATTATATTTTAATAAATAATTAATGTATAAATATAGTATAATATATTATAATTATGAAAAATAAATTAGGAATTTTTTTATTTAGAAAAGATTTAAGATTACAAGATAATTTAGCATTAATAGAATTAACAAAGAAATGTAATATTATATTACCTATATTTATTTTTGATAATTATCAAATTAATATTACTGAAAATAATAAATATTATCGTTCTAATAATGCTATACAATTTATGTGTGAATCATTATTAGATTTAAATAATCAATTAAATGGAAAACTTCAATTATTTAAAGGAGATCCAATTATAATTATTAAAAATCTTATTAAATATTTAAAAACTAAATATAATGATATTACTTTTTCATTTAATTTAGATTATACTAAATATGCATTAAAACGCGATTTTGATATAATTAATATATGTAAAAATTTTGATATAGAAATTATAACAATTGAACATGATCATACATTAATTTCATTTAATAAAATGATTAAATCTAATGGATTAGCTTATATGGTATATGGTTCATTTTATAAAAATGCAATTAAAACTAAGGTGAATGATCCAATTAAAAATAATTTTAAAAATTATATTAAACTAAATAATTTAGATTATTCGTATAATATTAAGGATATTAATAAATTATATAATAAAAATAAAAATATAGCACAAAATGGTGGAAGAAACTTAGCATTAAAAAAATTATATAATAATGAAGTATATAAAAATTATAAAACTAAACGAGATTTATTATCATTTAATACTTATCAAGTATCAGCTGCATTAAATTTTGGTTGTATTTCTATAAGAGAATTTTATCATATAGTTAAATCAAATATTGAGATTCGAAAACAATTATATTGGAGAGATTTTTATACTTGTATTTTAAGATATATACCACAGGCAAATTCATATTCTAAAATGATAGATGATAGATTTAATCAAGTTAAATGGCCTAATAATTATAAAAATTGGAATTTAATGATAGAATCTAAAACAGGATATTTAATAATAGATGCAGCAATGAGAGAATTAATTAAAACTGGTTATATAGGTAATCGTATTAGATTAATATTAGCAACATTTTGGATTAAATATTTATTAATAAATCCATTACATCCAAAATATGGCTCCCAAGTAGGTTTTAGTAGATATTTAGTGGATTGCAATACTAGTCAAAATAAATTAAATCATCAATGGTTTACAGATCTAGATTTACCAGGGAGACGGTTTGCTAAACGTGGATGTAATTCGTTAACTGGAAGAATGATGAGAATAGATAATGAAGTAATTAAAAAATTTGATCCTGATTGTATTTATATTAAAAAATGGTTACCTGAATTAAAAGATATACCAAATAAAGAATTATATAAATGGAATAAAGATATTCAAAAAAAATATAATATTCATTATTCTCCTATTTTTAATTGGGAAGAACAATATCAAAAATATTGTAAATTATTTAAATAGTATATAAATAGTGTATAAATAGTGTATAAAAAACAGTACTTAATGTTTAATAATTAAAATTAAAATTAAAATCAATATTTAATCATTTCTAAATAACTTGTATGTAATTTATTATTAAAATTATTTTTATTATTTTTTTGTCTAGGTTTAATTTTTTTATGACTTATAAAATATTCAATATCATGAATTTTTGAAATATTATAATTTTGTTTATTATAAAAGTTTGATATATTATAAAATTCATTTTTATTAGTAAATGACGATATACCATATTGAGGTTTTAATATTTTATCTCTATAATCATATGAAAAATCATTTTTTCCAATATAATCCTTAATAATATTTGTTAATTTTTGTTCATTATTAATTATATTTTTTATTACTTGCTTATTATTTTCAATTATATCTTTTGCAAATGCAGATTGATCTGATAATTGTCTATATAATACAAATGCTTGTTTCCAATTCCCATTACCTCTATCCATTTGTAAAAATTTATTAGTTTGATTATATCCTGTTCCATCAGTATAACTTATTCTTTCATAACCAGGTATATAATTAGGCTTTTCTTTACCTCCTTCTAATTGTGGAGGTTTTCTTTTTTCATTTTGATCATTATGAAAATTTTTTCTATCATCAGAACTATTATAATTATTTGAATCATCCTTTTTAACTGGTTTATCACTATTTAATTCATTATTATATCCATCTATATGTGTTAAATTTCTTTGAGTCACTGACCATTGGCTATCATTTTCAGATCTCCACCAACCTCTAAAATTACAATAATCACAACTTTGAGTATCTGTATTAATATCCCAATCTTTTTTATCAATTTCACCCCATTCTCCTCTCCATACTTTTCCATTTTTATCAGTAAATAAAGACCAAGGTGAATTTTTCCAATAATCTTTCATTAAATAAGATTCTATAAGATTTTCAGGAAAAGCTTTTAATACATTTAAATTTTGATTATTTAATACTAAATACCCTTTATTTGTTAATTCTGCATAAGGTACATTAAAACCATTAGTCTTTGAATCCCATTTTGCATTTCTACTATTAAGGTTATCATATATAACTAAATTACCATCATCTTGTAATATAAAATAACCAGATTTATTATCTGGAGTCCCTGTATTAAAAATCCACTTATTATTTTTATCAAAAATAATTGCATGAATATCATCATTTAAATCTAATTTAAAATCACCATTTATCCATTTAAACTTATTAGAATATCGTATCAATGGATGAATTACATTAGTATCAGTAAAAATTATATCATCCCCACCATATAATAATAAAGGATATTTTATACTTAAGTTATTATATATAGTTACCCATGTTGATCTTTTATTTATTATTTCAATAGGATTAATTTTTTTAATTATATTACCTAAGTTATTTTTTATAACTAATAAAGGATAACTTATAGTTGTCGTTGTATCTTTACCCACTTCTAATAATTCAGCATAAGCTCCAGAAGTATTAGTATCTGATTTCCATAAAATATTTTTTTTTGATGAATCTTGATATAATACTAAATTACCATCAGTTTGCATTGATAATATTGTTCCTGTAGAAGTAGGATTAGCATTTTGTTCCCATAATTTAATATTTTTTGTTTTATGTATAATATCTAAATTACCTTGAAAATTTATTTTAAGTCTATAATTATTAGTTTCCCAAAATGCATCATTAGTATAATCAACTCCTGGATATATAATATTTTTTTTGATAATATTATTTGTACTACTATAATATTGTGATTGATTATTTTTATTTATTACTAATGGTAATGTACTATAACAATCTTTTAATATATCAATATTATTTTTCATAATAGAACGATTATTATCTGGAAGAGTATATTGTAAAATATTATCTGTTTTCCATGGAGATATATTAGTTTTAAAATCTCCAGTATCGGTATCAAATAAATATTCTTCAATAGTTTTTGATTTATTTTTTAATAAAATAGTATTATTTAAATCAATATTACATTTAGTTTCATTTTTCCATAAAGTATTTAATGCAACTTGAGTTGTACGACCCAAATCATTACATTTGATTTTTTTTATTATTTTATACTTTTCAGGAGTATCCTTATTTATACGCCTAAAGGTTATTATATTACCATTAGAATCATTATATTCTTTTGAAGATGTATTTTCTGTTAAGTTTTTAATATCTCCATAATATGGCGAAAAATTATCATTAATATATTGATCATGTCCTGTTTTAATAAATGGAAAAGTATATTCAGCTTCTTCTATCTTATATCTATTTCTACCATAATCTGGTAAACAATTATCATTTGGATTTTGACCAGTTTGGGGTACTGTAGAAAATTTTGTTAATACACCATCTGATGGACATTTTGCTCCAGCAGTACCACCAGGAATTTTTTCTGTACAATCAATCCATTGTTCAAGTTTACAATTTTGAGATCCTTTAATATTTGCGGTACCTCCATATTTTGATGCAGTATATGTTCTTACTTGTTTTTTTTGAAATTTATTATCTTTACATTGACAAGAACCACTATCATTCCATTTAGAACATGCTTCATTAATAGGTGAACATTGTAATATTTCTTTACTATCTATTTTTAAAGATATAGTTTGTTTTTGTATTCTAGTTTTTTTTATATTATCTATTTCTTCAGGTTTTATTTCTCCTTTATTTTGTAAATCTGTTATTAATTTATTTATTGTTTCTTCATTTGCTTTTGTAGACGATCCCCCTGGTGTAAATTTACGTATTTGATCATATTTAATATCTGCAACTGTTAAAGGTTTATTATCAATTTTAATAGTTTTATCATAGCATATTTTATTTTTATCTTTATCTGTTATATAAATTTTATTATTATTTTTTATATAATAATAATTAATAATATCTGCAGTTTCGGTATAACCATTATTATTATCTTTAATATTAATCCAAGTAGATACTATAGCTTCTGGACATGGTTTTGTAGAGAAACAATCTTCCCATTTTTCTAATGTATTTTTATCTTCGTATGATATAGTATCTGTCCCACCATAAAGTGCTGGTAAATATTTTCTAATTAATTTTTGAGTGCCACTTCCACAATCTATTGGTGTTATCTTATCATCAAATCTAACACATGTCCCTTCTTTTTGCCAATCTGTTAATTTAGCATTAATAGGACATGGTTTAATTTCACATGATTTTGATTCTTTTAATTTATCATAATCTTTTGGATTTTTTCCACCATTAATTGGTTTAGTATATGTTCTAGTTCTAATTTGTTGGCCTGGACCACATTCTTTATTACACTTACTCCATTCAGACCATTCACTTAATTTACCATCTACTGGAAGTTTTTTAGTATCCGTAGGTGTTTCTTTAGGAGTTTCTTTAGATGCATTACTTTTAGGTTGTATAACAGTAAAATAAACAATTGTAAATATCACACCAACTATAAATAAACCTATTAAACCAGTAATTGCTGATGATTTTTTTTTAGGTGGCATATTAAAAATTATATTATATTATAATAAATAAACAATAAAAATTATATTATAATGAATAAAAATTTCTATATTTAAGTTAATATATTATTTTTAATTTAATCTTAATTAGTTTTAAATTATATAATACTATTAAATGCTATAAAAAAATAATAATACTATTAAATGCTATAAAAAAAATAATAATACTATTAAATGCTATAAAAAAAATAATATTAAATTTTAACTTCTAATAAAAATTAATTTATCATTTTTAATAGATTTTTAAAATAAAATCTAAATTTTATACAATTTCTATTATTATGAATTTGAAAAATTCCTATAGATATATTATTATATTTTAATACATTAGATTCATTCCAATATTTAATTTTTTTATTTAATTTTAATAATCTATTATTAATGTTAATATTTTTTTTATTTGTAAATAATTTATAATTAATATTTTTATTATATTTAGTAATCCATAATAAAAAATCACAACAAAACAAATTTTTATAATATTGGTTAAATAAAAATACTAAATTTTTAGATATAAATTTTTTAATTTGATATAATGTTTTAATTTTTATTGTTTTATATTCTTTAAAAGATCTAATAAATTTAATAAATGAATTAAATGTACACTGTCCTATATTTTGAGGACATAATAAATAATTTAAATTTATATTAGATTTTACCGATAATGTATAATTTTTTTGAGGTAATAATATATTTATTTTTTTTTTTAATTTATTATTAGAACATAAAAAATCATATGATTTATTTTGATATCCAATATACTCAAAACATTTTAAATTATGATTAGATTTAAATTCTATTTTAAATTTATTTAAAACTTTACTTAGATTATCTATATAATTATAATTAATTCTATTTATTAAATTATTATTCAAATTATATAATTGACATATAACATATTCACAAGTAATACCAAATGATTCGTTATTCAGTTTATTATTCAATTTATTATTCAGTTTATTATTTCCTTTATTATTTGCTTCATTATTTAACTTATTATTTTTTATTATTTGGGTTTTATTTCTTATTATTTGGTATTTATTATTATTTAATTTTATTATTGGTTTTTTAACTAAATTATATTTATTATAAAATATACTAATTGTATTTAATTTATTAGTTTTTTTTATTTTATTATTAATATTATAAATTAATTTAATTTTATTATTATTAGTATTTAATTTTAACTGTTCGCATAAAACTATTATTATTTTTTTATCTAATAAAAATAATAGTTTTAAATTTAATTTTTTAATTATATGATTTTTTTTTAATTTTGTATAATGAAATATTTTGTAAATTCTACATAATTTATATAATATATTTAATTTTGTATGTGTTAAATATTTAGGTATTATATTATTCATATTTAAATATTTTAATTTAATTAATTTCATATTTATTTATATAAAAAAAATTTAATTGCTTTTAGATTAATAATTTATTATAAATCACATAATCTTTTATATAATTCAATAGTCATATATGAATCATATTTAGCATTATGAAAATTAGTATCTAATTTACATTCAATATCTAAATAATTACATAATTTATTTAATGATAAAGATTGTAATCTTGATATTTTGTTTTTAAATTTTAATTTTTTTGCTAATTCATAAGTATCTAAATATTGTTTATCAAAATATAAATTAATATCATTATCATTAATTAAATTATTACTATTAAGCATATTTATATCAAATTGAATATTATGCCCAATTACTTTATAAGTTGTATCATATTTCTTTAAAAAATTAATTATTTTTTTATGTGCTTCTAATTTTGAAATACCTTGTTTATCATGTTCTAAAATATTAATTTTATTTATTTCTAATGCTTTTGGAAAAATAATATAATAATCATGTTTAATTTGTAAATCTAATTCATCTATAATATTAAATTCATTATCTAATATAATAAAATATGCAGTTAATACATTACAACTTGGTAATAAACCAGTTGTTTCACAATCAAAAACTAAATAATACATTTAATGTTTATTTTTAATAATTATTTTAATTATTATTTATTATATATACATTAGTAAATGTTTAAATTCATTAATATTTTCTTTATCTATAGAATCTTCTAGTAAAATATCAATATGATCTTTTTTAATACATATAGGTAATGAATTATAATAATTATATAAATGCTTATATTTTAAATTTATAATATTTTTAGTAGAATCTGTTAATAATAATGTATTAATTCTAGATACAATCGTTTGAATTTTACTTTTAATATTTCTCATCCCTTCATTATTTTTAGAAGTTTCTACAATATAATTAATAGCATCATCATCAAATTTAATTTCATCATTATTAAAATTAAAACCTTTTAATACGCTATTAATTAAATGTTTATGTGTAATTTCTATTTTTTCTTTTAAATTATAATTTTCAATTTGAATTTTATAAATTCTATCAGCTAAAATAGGATCAATCATATTTGGATCATTATATGTAAATATAAATAATGCTCTAGATAAATCAATTTCAATACCTGAAAAATATTCATCTCCATTATATTTATTATTAGTAGTTAAATCAATTAAATGAATCAATGTACCAGAAATATCTCTACCATGATCTGTATTAGAAATTTTATCAATTTCATCAAAGAAAAATATTGGATTCATTATTTTACTTTCAATCAATGCATCTATTATCTTACCTTGTTTACTTCCAATATATGTAAAATTATGCCCTTTTAATACAGTAGCATCAGAATTTCCACCTAAAGAAATTCTAACTAATGGTCTATTTAAAGCATTTGCAACACATTCTACAAAATGTGTTTTTCCTAAACCTTTATTTCCATATAATCCAATAGCATTAATATTAGATTGTGGATTTCGAATCAATTGAGAGATAATATTAATTATCTGATCTTTTGGTTTTTCTAAAAATGATAGATCTTTATCTAATGATTCTCTAATATGAGTAATATAATTTTTTACATTATTTAAATCATTATAATTAATATTAATATTATAATATTTATTAAATGGTATTGTTAATAATGTATTTAACCAAGTTTTATATTTAATATGTTCTTCAGATGATGAATTTGTTCCATAACTTTCCATAATTTTCATATATTTATATGCTATTACTTTATTATTAAAATTCATCATTGAATTTAAAATTCGATGTTTATAAGATTTAGAAATAATTCCACATTCGTCTTTATCAATTGTATTTGTAATTTTATTTTCTAGTTCTGTTAATTCATTAGATTCTTTAGTATTAATTAATTCTTTTAATTCTTTAATATGTTCATTATATTCATTAGATAATATCTCAGAATTTGCAATATGATATAATTTTTCTAAAAGTTTTTTTTTAATATCTATAGATATATCCTTTTCTAAAATTTCTATAATACCAACATCCTTTAATATATACTCATTTCTAATTAATTCAAATATATTATTATATTTATCAATAGTATTAATATCAAAATCTTTTTTTAAATTTTTTATTGTATAATTAGTTTTATAAATTTCAAAATATTTGCCATTTACTATTGAATATAAATAATCATCAAATTTTTTAAAAACTTCTTTATGTAATTCTTGAATATTCTTTTTATTTTCTAATTCATTTTCAGAGTCATTTTCAGAGTCATTTTCTAATTCATTTTCAGAGTCATTTTCAGAGTCATTTTCTGATTCATTTTCTGATTCATTTTCTAATTCGCTTTCATAGTCATTTTCTGATTCATTTTCAGAGTCATTTTCTGATTCATTTTCAGAGTCATTTTCATAGTCATTTTCTGATTCACTTTTAGAGTCATTTTCTAATTCACTTTCTGAGTCGTTTTCAGAGTCATTTTCATAGTCATTTTCTGATTCACTTTCTAATTCAGAACCTGAATCTGAATCATTTAATTTAAATCTTTTATGTGAATTTATTTTATATAAATCTTCAAATTCTCTTTTTTTATTTCTAGTTATCATAATTTAATTATTATTTATTATTAATATTTAAATAAATTTATATTTAATTGTATTAATAATTTGATTTTTAAATATAAATTTTTATATTATGTATACTTTATAATCTTAATTTCTATTTTAAATAAAATTTTATCATGAATTCTAATAATTGTACTATCTTTGAAGATCCTATTCATGGATATATGAAATTTAATTCTTTATGTTTACAATTTATAAATACACCTGAATTTCAAAGACTTAGATATTTAAAACAATTAGGTACATTAACATATATATATAATTCTGCTAATCATACTCGTTTAGAACATAGTTTAGGTGTATCTCATTTATCTTATAATTTAATTACTAAATTTAAATTCGAACAACCTGAACTAAATATTACTAAACATGATATTAATTTAATTCAATTAAGTGGATTATTACATGATATTGGTCATGGTCCTTATAGTCATATTTTTGATGGTGAATTTATTCCATATATTTATAAAAATATTAATTATAATCATGAGGATATGTCTATAAAAATAATAGATTATATGATAGATAAAAATAATATTGATATAGAAAAAGATCAAATTAATACAATTAAAAATTATATACAAAATACAAATAAAAAAAATGGATTTAAATATGAAATTGTTGCAAATTATACAAATAGTATTGATGTTGATAAAATTGATTATTTAATGAGAGATATATATTATTTATTAGGTTATTCAAAGATTAATGATTTTACTAGAATATTTAAATATAATCAAGTAATAGATAATACAATATGTTATAATTCTAAAATTAGTTTAGATATATATAATTTATTTCAACAGCGATATTTAATGCATAAACAATATTATAATCATAAAATAGGAAAGGCCATAGAATATATGATTAGAGATATATTAATTGAATCAAATAATTATTTTAAAATTGCTAATAGTATTAATAATATCGATAGATTTATTAATTTTACTGATAATATTTTAAATACTATTAAACTTACAAAAGATATTAGTTTAATTAAATCTCAACAATTAATAGATAGAATTGAAAATAGAAATTTATATCAATTTATAGATGAATATATTATACCTAATGATATATCAAAACATTTAAAAAAAATTAAACCAATTGATATTTTATCTTATAATTCATCTAATATTAGTATTAATGATATAATCATATATGATAAAAAAATTAATTATAATTATAATGATAAGAATCCAGTAGATTATGTTTATTTTTATGATTCAGATAATTTAAATCATAAATATAAATTAACTAAAGATAATATAAGTTTATTATTACCAGATATTTTTGAAGAAAGAATTATTAGAATATATAGTAAATTAAATGATTCTGAAAAAAATAAACAAATTAAAGATTCATTTAAACAATTTATACAAAAAATTTTAAAATAGTATAAAAATATAGTATAAAAATATAGTATAAAAATATAGTATAAAAATATAGTATAAAATTATTTTTTAATACATTTACTACAATCATTATTACATATATGATCAGGAATTAAATAATTTTTACCATAGTAATGTTCTAATAATTTTTCTGATTGATTAGGTATATAAATTTTATGATTTTTAAATATGATTTCCTTTAATGGTAAATAAATATTTAATGGATATTTATATTTTGGATTTTTATCATATATATAAGTTTGAATTATAGGAACATTTCTATATATTTTATTATCTTGAATTTTAAATGCTGATATATCTAAATTAATTAAGGTTTCTTTATGATAAATTTCTAAATGTCTATATCCAAATATCTTTTTATTTCTAATTTTGTAATTTGGATAATTAGTTTTAATATTATTAATTAAATGATTACATAAAATATTATATTCATTAGATAATATACCAATATCGATATCAAAATCATAACATATAAAATCTTTATTTCTGATATATCCTAATAAGGTACCATATAATAAAAAAGGTTTTGTATTTGTTTCATTAGATGATGTAATTAATATATTATATAGTTCTGTTAATATTTTTTTTCTTAAATTAATATCTATATTTCTTCTAATTGATATTGTATGTTTATAAATTGTATCATAAATAATAAGTATAATAATAAAAAATATTATTAATATAAACATATTGAAATTTTTAATAATTCTATAATTATAATAAAATAAAATAATATAAAAATAAAATAAAATAATATAAAAAATAAAATAAAATAATATAAAAAATAAAATAAAATAAAATAAAATAAAATAAAAAATAAAATAAAAAATAAAATAAAAAATAGTATAAAAAATAAATATAATTATAATATAAAAATATAATATAA